TGTTATTAACAGTGTTAGCAAGACACAAGTGGGAGAGTTCGCGACCAACACAATGCGACCCGAGGATTTTGCAGACTACGTGGTCGCACTGTGCAAGTTTTTCCATAAGGCTTACTTGATCTGGGAATACAACGGTTCTCCTGGAGGTGCGTTTACGAAGCGTGTCCTGGACCAGCAGTACTCGAACATTTACTACCGAGAGGTAGAGCACAAGAGTTTTAAGAAGAAGACAAAGAACCCTGGGTGGTGGAGCAACGAAAGAAACAAGCTGGCTGTCTTATCAACGCTTGCCAAGGCAGTGAAGACAGATGAGTTCCTGATTCGTAGCACTGACCTGCTAGAGGAGTGCAGGCAGTACGTTTACAAGGATGGCCGTGTGGTTCATAGCCGCAGCGTCAGGACCATTGATGATTCCAGTAAAGGCCAGGCTCATGGTGATCGGGTTATATCCGCAGCTATCGCGTGGCACGCAGTAAAAGATCGCCCGTCTCAGCCTAAAGAAGATTATAGGGCTGAAATACCTTTAGGCTCAATGGCATGGAGGTTCAAGGAACGGGAAGAAAAAATGGCAAAGATAAACAAGGATGGGTGGGACTAATGAATCCAAATGACTCCAAGGAACGAAGTCGCCTGATGAAGGCAATCGAACTTTCTACCCGGGCACTGCGTCCGTTTCGTCGCAAGCGAGAGCGTCTTGTGAGAGATTACGTGGGTTCGCATTACGGGGAAGGTGGTCCGAACAAGGAGGTTATTATGAACCTCATGTTCCAAACTGCGGAAACATACACCCAGTCTTTGGCTGCCAATCGACCCCGTGTTTTGGTTACCAGTAAACACGCTCAACTCAACTGGTTTGCCCATCATTTCCAGGTGGCAGTAAACAGCCTGATCAAGGAAATACACCTTGAAGATATTATGCGCAATGCTGTCTTGGATGCCTTCTTCTCGATGGGAATAGTCAAGGTTTACAACGCAGATGCTGGGTTAGTGGAGCTTGAAGGTGAGGACGAATGGGTCGATCCGGGTAAACCGTTTGCTGAGAATATTAGCCTGGACGATTTTGTCTATGACACCCAATCCACAACGTGGAGCAAGGTGAAGTTTTGCTTGAACAAGTATCGCATCGGAATTGATAAGATCAAAAAGGATGGGGCATTTGATCCCAAGGTCACTAAGGGCCTTAATCCTACAAGCAAGTTTGCCGATTGGGATTCAGATGGCTCCCACTCTTCTGTGCGGGATATGTTTAATCCCGAGGCTGATCCAGATGAATATGAACCCATGATTGACCTCATGGATGTCTGGCTGCCAAGCGAAAACATGATCATAACCTGGCCAGTTCACAATGCGGAAAAGCCTTTGCGGGTGATGCACTGGGACGGGCCTGAGACTGGCCCGTTCCACATTCTCTCGTTTGGGGAGGTGCCGGATCATGTCATGGGTATATCCCCTGCGATGAACCTGAAGCCGTTATCTGACGTTGTTAACGGGTTAATGCGGAAGCAAAGGCGTCAAGCTCAACGCCAAAAGGATATTCCTTTCTACCAGGCTGGACATCACGATGATGCCAAGCGGATTGAGCAAGCCTCTGATGGTGAGTGGACTCGTGTGGATAACCCAGATGCTGTTAACGTCATGAAGATGGGTGGCGTTGATCAAGGTAATCAAGCGTTTGGAATGCGGGTTACTGAGATATACGACCGAATGGCAGGGAACCTGCAGGCTATGGCGGGTCTCGGCCCCCAGGCCGATACCCTTGGACAAGACAAGTTGATCCATGGTGCCGTCAGTAAACGTGAAGCAAACATGCAGTACCGGGTGGTTAAGTTTGCTTCTGAGCTGACACGGGATCTTGGGTGGTTGTTGTGGGTAGATCAGATCAAGGAAATGCCGCTGGAGTTCCAGGAAGCAGATACAACTATTCGCTCGACATGGGACCCGATTGTACGGGAAGGGGATTTCCTCGATTACAACTTCGAGATTGAGCCTTATTCGATGCAGTATAAGTCTCCATCGGAGCGGGTTAACGGGTTAACCGGGTTTATTACGCAGATTGCCCTGCCAATGCAGCAACAGCTGCAGCAGGCAGGGGGGCAGATAGATTTCCAGGAGCTGGTGGAAATCTACTCGGATCTTATGGATCTGCCCCGTCTTCGCAATGTTGTTCGGTTCGAGGAGCCGAAGGGTGATCGGCCCGGTCCTTCGCCAGAGATGCCGAAGCAGGCTAACCACACCGTGCGAGAAACGGTCAGGCGTAACGTCCCCACCGGGGGAACGCCTGAAAGCCGCAGTAATGTAATGCAGCAAGTCCTGCAGGGCGGTCAGCCCAATCAAGATCAGATGGCTCAAATGGGGAGGCAGCAAGCGTAATGGCCAGAAAAGAATATCTATACAAGGATTCAGACGGAGAATTGCGCTGGCATGACCATCCGCAGGGGAAACCCCAGCAGCATGGTGCTGCTGGGGGTAGGTATTTTGGGGCTAATGGGTGGGCAACAGGGCTTACTAGTGATGCTGCTGGCATACCACCCCAGCAAGTGAAACAGTTTAACCAAGACGCCCAAGATGCTGGTTTTACTGGGGTTAGCTTTGACAATGATGGAACAGCCCGTTTTACCAGCAGGAAGCAGCGAGCGGGTTATTTGCGTTACCGAGGTTTATGTGACAGGGATGCTGGATATGGTGATTCGGCACCCAAAAACTATTAGGGGGAAATCATGAGTACTGATATAACTAATGAAGAAGACCAGGTTGAACTTACGGAGAAAGACCTGGAAGTTATTGAAGAAATTAACCAGGAGAATGAGCCAGAAGATACAAGCAGCGATGTCGAGGAAACTTCCGATGTCGCTGAAGAGGTTGACGAGCCTCAAGCAGCACAAGAGCCGGAGCCTGATGATGATCCAGGATACGATGACAACCTTGTGCAATGGGCTAATTACTACGGGATAAACCCGGGTGATTATTCCAACGAAGATGCGTTGCGAAGACATGTTGAATCGACTGGACAGTATTACCAGCAGATTCAGCAGCAACAGCAGCTTCAACAACAGCAGTATGTTCCTGAGCAGAATACGCAGACGGAGCCTGCTGCACCCAGGGAGTTTAAGGTTGATCTCGATGAAGACTATGATCCCGGCTTAATTGAAGGAATCAATGGTTTAGCGGGGCAAATGAACTCGCACTATGACGAACAGTTTAATGTGCTAGCTCAGGAGTTGCTTGACCAAAAGAGCTTTATCGATAGCCAACGACAGGAACTACAGGAAGCTCAGCACCGGCGAGAACTCGAAGAGTTCGACGGTGCTGTTAACGGACTGGGGTCCCAGTCGCTCTTTGGTGAAGGTGCGTATGCTGGATTGACACAAGGCAGTACTGAGGCTCGCAACCGCGAGTCTGTTTACGATCAGGTGTTAGTCTTGGCCAATGGGTATCAGGCTCAGGGAAAACATATCCCGGGCATGAAAGAGCTTGTTGGTCAGGCATACCGAACTATTTTTTCAAATGAAATTGATAACCAGAACCGCAAGTCGTTCAATGATCGAGTTCGTAAACAAGCCAAGCGCCGCATGGGGTCTGGCTCTACGTCGAAGAAGACCAGTGTTCCGACTGATGATCCTGTAGATAACCCTCTCCTGAAAGAAGCCTTTGATGGTTTCCTGAAGGAGAACGGTGACATATAGAGCGGTTTGTAATATAGGAGTCAGGCTATGCCGTTGCTACCTGATCAATTAGACGATTTTGTTAATTTGACGCTTGATAACTTCAAGAAGCGTCGATGGGTGGATATCTCATTAGATAACCAGCATCATATTTTTGCCTCGAAAATGTTCAAGGCAAAAGGTAAAGACCCTGAAAAGGGTGGTGTTCAGCTGAATTGGAAAGTGCAAGTGTCCAACACTGGTACTGCCAAGCACAGTGAACTCTATGCCGTTGACGCTACTGGCGTCAAGGATCTGACCCAGTCTGCGAAGCAGCAGTGGTCAAAGCAGACGGTCAACTTCAGCTATGACGTTGATGAAGACTCGATGCAGAGTGATCGTGAAACGATTATTCGAGAGATCGAAGTACGCGAACACTCGATGTACAACGATTTCTTTGAGCTGATGGAAACGGCCATGTGGTCGGCTCCAAGTAGCGATACCCAGTCACCTCGTCCTCCGAGTGGTGTGCCGTTCTGGATTCAAAAATCCACGACGACCCCTGGCGGTGGATTCACGGGCGGGAACC